GCATTGCTGTACGATACGTCACCGAGCGCGGAAGAGATTTCCACGGGGAGCGAGCCGTCGTAAGCGCATACCGCCGAACGAGCCTTGTAATACAAGGTTTCATTTACAATGGCAAGGCTGCGCGAACAGCCGCTTTGTACGCCTCTGCAAGCCGTTGTGAGTATCTGATAGTTTGCGGGGTAGTTGCCGTATACCTTGTGCACGCAGCCTTCCTTAAAGAAAAGCGGGTAGCCAAGGTGAGCAATAGCACCCGTAAACGGTCCGTCCGTACCAACGGTCACAGCGTAAGAGTCGGTGGAAATGCCCGCAAAGCAATTCCAATTCTTAAAGTCGCCAAGCTTGCAAGCGTAGATCTCGTTTACCATATTGCCGTTCACGTCGTCGCCGTAGCGGCAGCCCCAAAGGCGGTTTTCCGACTCTATGATAAAGTCCATATTCGGCATATGTCGCTTTACCGTAACGGCTGCTTCCTGCGTGACCACTTGGTCGATAATACCTGTAACCACGATATAGCCGTCGCCTCGCGCCTGTATCACCATAGAGCTGTTCAGATCGGCAAGAGCTACGTCCTCTATGCCCGAGATCGTAACGCCGTCGCCCTCGGAAAAAGGAATGCCAATACCTGAGGCGGATATTTTCACGTAGGTTGAAGCAATGCTGATCCACATAGCACTCGTAGCGGAATACTGCTTCAAAGCGTTGGGAATGGTCGAGGTATCAAGCCACAAGGCCATATTTTGGGGATTGGTCGGTGCTGTCGATTGAATAGCCATATTGCCGTATGTCTCACCGTCAATCTTGCATAGCGAGATCGTCACGGTGGATTTTGTGGTCACGGTCGCCTCAATGCTGCCGTTGTCCGTATGGTCGGCGGTATTGATGTATTTTTTATCGGGCATAATAATGACGTATGCACCCATAGAAATCAAAGTTTTGGGGATAACCTTGCCGCCGGCGTCCTTGTCAACGGTAAGTCCCATAGAAATTCGATCTTCGCCAATAATAAAGTCGCCGCCGTCCACGTAGCATAGCGAATCCTTCGTGATCATGCCTTGCACAACGCTCGGTACTGCAAAGACGCCACGCGCAGGGCGGGGAGAGAGAACGGGATAATCGGCAGAAGTCAAGTTTGTCATATCGTAAAACTCGCCGTCACCGATGCGGAGATTGTGATTATATCCACGGAACACGTCAATCATTTTTCTTGATGCCTGAAGTTCAGACAAAAAAGGGTATTTCATGATCATTCCTCCCGTCAAAAGATAAATCTGCTTCCGCGACTGATCGGCATATGGTCTCTGTTGTAGTGTTTTTCAAAGGCGGTGTACACAGAGTTATACATCACCATGCTGTTGTTGTACTTGCCGTACTCGTTGTTGGCATAATCGATCTGCATTTCAAGGTAGCGGACATACACCTCGTCGTAAGGCGCGGGCACAAGAAGCTTTGTGTTAGGATCTGTTTCTGTCGTATATCCGGAAAAAGCAACGTTCTCGCCTCCCTCGTGCGTATCAATGATCTCTGCCTTAATAATGCCGTCAAGCTCCGACAGCCACTTGATTTTCTCGGTTTGCGAGTAAGTGTTCGGCTTAACGGTATCTACGCGAGTGATAGCCTCGATGATTGTCATTGTAGTATCCTCCTATCAAAAAAGGGGGCAAACGCCCCCAATGTTATGTGGACGCTCCGGGCAATGGCTGATTTGCCTTTTGGAGAAGCTCGTCAACTCGCTCGTCCATAATATTCTGTGCCGCCAAAGATCTGTCAATCTCTGCCTTAATGTGGGGCGGCACCAAAGATGTCTTGCCTCTCGGAAGAATGTAGTTTACACCATTCACTCCGACGAAGAAATTAGGCTCGTCGTTGGCCGCGCCTCTCGGGATATATACCTCAACGCGGTCGTCTTTCTTGGTGGTTTCCTCGACGGGATTATTGGTGGTTTCCTCGACGGGATTTTCTTTCTTGTTGGTTGCCATATTAAGCCTCCTTGTAAAATTGTAAGGGGGCGGGGCTTATAAAACCTCGCCCCCCTTTGAAATATTAGTTAGGATCGTCAGTTGCGCTGTAGCTCGAGCAGCTCATGATACGGAGTACGCGCTCCGCATAGAGCATGGTCGCGCCGTTGGTCTCGAACTTGTAGCCAATGGTGCTGAACTGATTGAGAGGACCGCCTACCTGAGACTTGTCCTTTACGATCATTTCAAGTGCACCGCCGTCGGGGTCAATGATGCCGAAGCCGTCCTTGCCGAACATATAGTTGGCGTAGGTTGCGCCGCCTGCCTTGTTGGTATAATCACCCTTCATGATAGGCGCGAATACGTCCTCAATGAAGCGGCAGCCGTGCAGCTCACCGATCTCACCGTTGAAGATCTCCTCGGGCTTTGCGTACTTGTGCGCCTCAATCCATGCCTCGGACTTGCGCAGATCGTATGCAACGGAGGGAGTGATCACGCAGTAGTACTTGCCGTTGATGGTAGGAACGCGGTTCTTCTTCATGATGGTAACTGCCTTTGCTACCATATCGGGAGTGAACGCACTCATGACGGTAGCGGACGCTTCCATTTCACCGGGAGCGGTAGGAGTGCCTGCAACAGCACCGGTAGCGAGAGTGATGTTATCGCAGTACAGAACGTTGGTGTTGACGAGCAGAGCGTCACGGATCAGCGTTTCCTGCGTCTCTGCCGCAGATGCGCCCATTTCCTCGGTAGCACCAAGGATAACGTCGTCGTATGCGCGCAGCTCGAGAATGTCGGTCACGGCAGCGTAAGTACCGTACTGATCGATAGAGCCGGTCTTGGAGCTCATACCGAACTTCTGACCGGTGGGAATAACACCTTCCTGAAGCTTGGAAGCCTTTGCAAAGGTGTTCCACTTTCTCCACTCCACGGTCTTGCCGTGATTCTTGGGAAGCTTCTGCTTCTTGGCGAACTGTGCATAGAACATCTCGACGCGAGCGTTTTCAAGCAGCTCGGTGTCATAGAACGTCTTGAGCTCACCGTTCATGGTGTTGGTAGCGTCAAACGCGGTAGTATTACCGTCGTATGCGTTAACGTAAGAGCCGGTCGCATTGACAAGAGTACCAGCGTCAGCAAACAGCTGAAGGTTCAAAATGAACATAATGAAATTCTTCATGGATATTTCTCCTTCCAAAAATAATTGTTTTTTCGAGGAGAAATGTACGCGCGGTTATCGTTTTCCGGGATACACTTTCTCCCCACGAGCCATTCTTTCGAGGAGATCCTTCTTAAAGGCTGCTCTCTGCTCGGGGCTCGCTTTACTGTAGTCGAATGTGGTCACGGAAGGTGCTTGACCTGATGCGCCTGCCTCGTCGGGACGTCTGCTGCCTGCCTGAATAGATTGGGAGATATGTTGCGCTGTTCTCTGCGCTGTTGCCTGCATAGCGGCTGCTTGGATCTCGTTTCTGTGTACGGCATAATATGCGTCCTCAACGCTGATACCGACGTTAGGAGAGGTCATTCGAGCAAACGCGGGGTTTTGAAGCTCTTTCCTAAGATCGAATTTAGGGAACACCTTTTTCAGAGCCTCGCCCTCTCGGGTGATCTTGTCAAAATGTGTTCTCAGTCTCTGATCTTCAATGGTTCTCGCTTCCTCGCGCTTCGTGCGTGCCGTGTCGCGCTCCTGTTGGTCGATCTTCTTGGCGGTTTCTACCGATACGCCCATAGAAAGGGCTTTGTCCTCGTAGTAGCCGTCGTCGTCGTTGATCTTCTTGGCGAGTGCGTCGTAATCAATGTTTGCGGGGTCAAGACCGTATTTTCTTGCAAGGAGCTCAAGCGAAGGCGTGATCTTGCCGAGCTTTTCTTCTGCTCCCTTGGCAGTTTTCAGGCGAGACTGCACAACAGATTGCATATTCTTGTTGTACTCGGGGTCTGCCATGATCTCGTCCCAACTCATACGACGTGGGGCATTGGCGTTAGTTTCTTCCGTAGGTGCTTCCGTAGCAGCGGCGGCCTGCGTCTTAGGTTCTGCCGCATCGTTTGCCTTGGGCGCGGTGCTTGCCGTGCTTGCGGTAGGTTTTGCGGCGGTTCTGTTCGCCCGTCTGCGAATCTTATCTTCGGGAACACCCAAATCCCGAAGCCTCTGTTCGGCGTCAACAGTCGCATTATCGCCCGTGGTGGCTGCTCCCTCTCCGCCTCCGTCACCGGCTCCTTCACCGGCAAAAAGCTGTAGGTTCAGCCAAAATTGGTTTTTCATGAGTAAATCCTCCGATATAATCTACCGCTTTCGGGGCGGTGAGTCCCTATACATAGCCTTGCGGCGTATATACCTTATTCGTTGATGGTGTAGCTGACGTTATCGGGATAATTCGCCGCCAACAGCTCATATCCTGCACAGATCGAATCAAAGATCAGCGTGATAGCACCCTTGTACTGTTCGAGTGCTTCACAGCCAACAGTACCGTTGCCGATTTCAAGATTGATAATGGCGTTGGTAGCGTGTCCGTTCTGCTGCATACCGTTCACGGACGCCGCGATGGTGTAGATCAGCACGGAAGCAGCCGCGCAAATCAGATCGTGACCGGGCTCACCGCTGTAAGCGTGTCCCTCCACCGTGATCTTATTTTCTTTTCTGTCATAGACTGCCTTAATCATATGTTCTCACCTCTTTCAACTTGGCTGTGATGCCTGATTGGAGCGGGCTCTTGCATTCTGCACGCCCTTGGTTTCCTTTTTGCCGTTGCCAGCAATATGGTCACTCTGCATAAGGCTTGCCGTGCCGCCCGAAGCGGGAGCACCGCCGCCACCCGTTGTCATCATAATGTCCTGTGCAATGCCTTCTGCCGACGCGGGATCTATCTTCTGCGCCATAACGAGCGCAAGCTGCATATATTGCAGCAGCTTCTGATACATCGTGCCGTTCTGCGCCACCTTCTGCATGATGCCGTCCTTGCCGTCAAATTCCATCATATCAAGGCACATAAGCGTCTGATCGGTCATCTGCGGATTGAAAAAGCCCATCTTGAAGAACTGCAAAGCAAGCTCGTTCTGCGTGACCTTGGTATATACGTTCTTCTTCTGCGCCGATACCTTAATATCGAACACGGGAAGTCTGAAGCCCTGATCTTGACCGAATGCGCTGCCTTGCGCCTGCTGCTGAATGCCCGCGTTGGTGTAGCTTACATA